TCGTATATGTCTTGCTGCACCCAATTCGCCGGATTTGCAGGGGGTGGCACGCCCGCCCCTACGCTCAACGTGCAATAGTAGATCAGTCCCGAATAGCTGACAAATTGCCCAAGGGGGTAGCCGACAAGGTTGCTCCAGCCCGGCGCCGAACTTAGCCGAACCTGCTGCTTGTTCGAGTAAAACCGGATGTAGAGATGCCCAAACTCCAAGATGAATGACGTCGTTGGCGAGTACGAGAAATCCATCAGGCGGACCGCATACTGCCAGATGCCTGTGTCGTCATATTTCGCCTCACCCATGTAAAGCGTGCCGGGCCGGCGCGTACAGCCGCCTTGCTTCAGCGCGACCATGTTCTGCATCTTCCGGCACGCCGCGTTATATTTCGGGTGGTCTACCCGCGCATCCAGTAACGGCGAGAACTCACCGGCCGAGAACTGCAGTTGGTTGTCGAGTGTCTTGGCCATCAGCGGTTGGTTGACCAGAATCGGCTTCCGACAAAACGAGAATTTGCGACCGGATCAAACCGCCTCGGCCTTTTTTCCCCACCGTCCTTCGCCCTAGCTTTGCCGAGCGCAACCAAGTATAGCCGCGCAAACCCAATCGAGATCGAGGTATCATCTTGCCGCAAGACCGTCGCAATCGCGGCCGCCAGATGCAGAACCAAGCACTCCGTGAACAGCGCATCGTAGCGCGTTGTATCGTCCACCGCCTGCACGTATTTGATTATCGCCCGCTCCTCATCGGTATACAGGCATGACCCCATTATCTCAAAGTCTTCCTCCCGCCCCTCGCACGGCCGGTCATTCAGCGCCACCACGAGCAGGCAGTCTTCCGGAAGCTGATACTTAAACGCCCAGCCAGAAGCGTAGTTCTCGCCATCGCAATCTCCGAAAGGCGACGTGTTGCCGATGTCAGTCTGAAACCAGAACCCGGACGTCAGATCATTCGTGAAGACCGCAGTCGACACGTTCGCGATCAGCGCCTGATAGAGATATGCCGGATCTCCGTATCTCACATAAGCGCCCGCCGCGTAGGCGGTAAGTGGCGCCCAAGCCGTAGCGGCTGGGGTTGGGTCCGGCGGGATAATCGGATCCTGAACAACCTCGACCAAGACCAGCGGCTGAATCAGGCAGTTCCACTGGTGCGACCGGCTTACCACGTCGCGCGACATTTCCCAATTCAGCAAACACTGCTCGGACGGGATGTCGTCCGGCGTATCAAGCGCCTGTATCGGCTTCACGCCGATACGCGCTAAGGCCATATTGCATATTTGAACCTGGCTGATGGTCGTCGGCATTTTTGAAAGAGAAAAGGCCCAGAGCAGGCGTCACCGCTCGCCCTGGGCCTATGAATACGAACCCAAGCCTTAGCGGTTGCCGATCGCCTTGATCCGGAAGACCAGCACCTTGCCGGCCACAGGGACAGACAGCGTGCTGAATTTCGCAGTGATCCACAGTTGGTTACTGCCGGCCGCACCATCCTGGTCGGTCGTGCTCTGCGGGGTGATCAGGGTCGCGCCACCGATGAACGCCACGCCGATCGTCGCCGACATATCGGCGGAAACCGTCATAGCCGCCGAGTAGCGGGTTTGGTTCGGCGCAACCGTGCCGTTAACCGTGTCAGTGTCACCGACCTGGACCGCCGCGGTCGTAGCGATAGCGTTGCCGGCGACCGAACTGCCGATGGGCGTCACGAGGACACCCTGACCGATGCGCGCGACGTAGATGATGTCGTTCTGCACCTCGGCACCGGTCATCGTGTAGACGGCCGTGATTTCCGACAAGGTTCCCATTTCGAGGATCGGATCGTTGAAACCACCTCCGGAAGGCTGCGTTGTCAGGCCGCCTGCGCCGGGGAAGTTGTTACCGTCCCGCTGCGGGCCGGCCACATCTGTATAGAGAAATGCCATGTTGTTTTGTTTCCTTTTTAGAGTTTGTGATGGCTTGGTTTAGACTGACTCGTCGCAGGCGATTGAGACAACGCCGGCCTCTTCGAGCCGGGTGGCATCGAGGAGAATGACCGAGCGCACCTGGATGGCGTGCGACTGGTCGGGCAAAATGTCGATGTGCGTCTTCAGGTCCGCGCCGATGCCCATCTGGACGAACTCCTTCTGGTAGGCGACACAGCTGCGAACGCTGGACGTCACCGGAAGCAGTTGCGTGCGGATGAACTTGAAGCCCATGAACTCCTCGACACGGCCCTTAAAGAGCGCGCGCACCTCGTTGTAGAGGACGGAATTCACCTGGTCGACGTTCACCAGCAGGTTGTTCAGCTGCTTTGCGGCGTAGACCATGACGCGATCGGTCTCGTCGACGTCGCTCAGGTCCATCGTGAACGACGCAGCGATAAGTTTCGCCAGCGTCATCCCGGTGTTCGCGCCGCCTCCGAGGTTGACCGCAATCTGCTGGGCGGCCGGGAGAGCCGTCGCAGTCGTGCCTTGCGCGCCCGTGTAGTTCGTGCCGAGCAGCGCGTTGATGATCACGATGTCCTTCAGGCGATTGCAGGCAATCGCGTGATTCTTCGCCGTCGGGGACTGCGGATCGGGCAGGGAGCCCAGCATGATCGAGTCATGCTCGTCGATCAACGTGGTTTTGTCGTACGGCCGGGGCCGAACGAAACGGAAGGTCGACGAAATGTCGGAAGGCTCGCTCTTCTGCGCGCGCGCCGTCTTCTGGCGCATAGCGTAGGAATTCGAGCCGAGCTGGTCGTAACGCTTTTGGTTGCCAGCAATCGACGAGTCGAGCTGGTAGAGACCGGCCAGTCGATGCTTCGACTGCTGGGCCATGATCTCCTTCCAGTTGTTGTCAAACGCAGTCTGGTAATGCGAAGGAAGTGTAAATACACCGGTTGCCATGTGAAAAATTCCTGAAGTTTTCTAACCGTCCGCCACGCGGGTATCCCGGATTCGGGTTCGCAACTCGGACTATTTAGTGCCGAGCGGACTGCCGGATCGCCTTTACGGCGGGTGTCCCGTCCTTCTCTGCCTCAACGCATAGGGCATACCTCGCTCATTCGTCAACCAAAAAGAAAACCGCCGCCCTGGCTAAAGGGACGGCGGTCATTACTTTCCCCCCCAAATCTTAGACGATCGCGACCGTCCGGCCCACTTCCATCCACTTGACGCCGTTGGAGACGAACTCGATCAACATCGACCGGCTGGACGTGCCAACGAGCGTCGCGGTCGACCGAAAATTCGAGCCGAAGGTGATCGTCCGAGCTCCGCCGGAATCGTTCGCGACTTCGATCAGCAACAGCTGGCCGGGCAGGCCGACGCCGATGCTTTGCAGAGTCGTGTTGCCAGCGCCCGTCACGAGCTGCTGGAACATGCCGGCGAGCGGATCAATGCTCGTCGTCCCGGAAATGTTGTAGAGATTCCCGGTCGTGATGACCGAAATCAGATTCGGTGATCCGCGGCCGGTAAGAGCAGCGAGCATGTTTGCGTCGCCGGTGAAGATATTGTTCGGACCTTGCATTGTGTTATCCTTGGTTGATGTTGCAGAATTGTTCTGTAACTCGACCAATGTTACCCGACTTACGCATTGTCAAGCCCCCAGTATTTCTTCGATCGCCTGCCGTGCCGTCTGACCCGGGTGTCGGTCGTTCACCATCTCGGTCCCGCCGTGCGACCAGCAGCATAGCATCTTCTCCGGCGGTTGCTCCGGCACTAGCCTCCAGCCTGTTGCTCCGGCCGGCACAATATCGACCCAGGCATACCGCTCTTCATACACTTTGATCGCCACCGCGCCAAGCGTAGGGAACTCGGCAAACGTCTGCGGATAGGCATTCCGGCACCCCAGAATGTATTCTCTCCAATCTTTCAGAACGTGGTCCTGTATCATTCGCCTGGTCAAAGCATAGACCTCGCACAGATACACCGACGGATGCCGGCACATCGTCTCCCACTCCGGATCGATGCCCGTCGCGTCGAGCACGCACTTCTTCCACGAATACCTAGAGTCGCAAGACTTGAAATCCTCGTAGCGTTGCCGATAGATTATTGGCCGCGCACCGTCGAAGTAGTCGTCCGGCGTGACCGCCACCTTGAAAATGCAATCGGCGTCCAGATGCAGGATCGCGTCCGCCCCGGGGCATATCAGGTCGGCCTCCAAGATCTTCACCATGTGATGCAGCATCCCGCACCCGGCCCGCTCGTCGAAGCCGACGACTCGGAAGCCATGCGGTTCCGCCGCCACTTTGAAAAGCGCGACGTCAACCTCCGGCACAACGACAACGACCTCGTGAAACCCGGTCGCAAACTTCGTGATCGCCGCAAATGCGAAGCGCGCAAAGTCGATGTCCTTCCGGTACGTCACCATCATAATCGAGGTTTTCATGCTTTCCGAACCCACCAGCTTGAACACTCCGTCAGCTGAACCGTCTGGCCCTGCTCTTTCGCCCACTCGATCATTCGGCCGGTCAGCCCTTGCTCGACCATCCAGTCGCCCAACTGCTCCCTGTGCTTTGGTGTTTCGGTCATGCTTTTACATCAAGCAGGCGACGCGCATATGTCCAACTTGAATCGTCTTTTATCCCATGAATCACCACCGGCGGCCGCGTGCCACACTCCGGAGTCGCCAGTTTCTCGTCCGTGACGAACATCTCGCAGTAGCGGTTCGCGATCAGCCCCGTTCTCATCCACGCGGTTGCGAACTGTGGCACAAAGTAGACGTCCCATGCTTTTTTGGGAACGGTCGTGCTCATCTTCAGCAGACTCAGGATGTCCGGACGGAAAAGCATATTCCCGTTTATGTGACCGACGGCGCTGCACTCCGGACGCCATGACCCGACGACGGCGCTCCCGGTTGCCCACGCCCGGCCGGCTTCCGCCCGCAACTTGTCGATCCAGTCGGAGGCGACCGGGATGCAGTCGGCCTCCATCAAAAAGACGGCGGCGCCCCCCCAATTCGGGGCTTCCTCCATCGCGTGCAGCGCCATGACGTTAGGGCTTCGCGGGTAACCGACCTCGTGTTCCGGCGCCCGGACAACCCGCGTCTCAAACCGACGGCGAACATAGTCTGTTACCGTGTCATCCATCGTCGTGTCATGCCGGTGCAAGAAGACGATCTGCGTATCCATCCGCGGCGCCGTCTCTAGGTCGGTGATAAACTTTGCCAGCCGGAAAGCAGCATCACGGTCTCCCTGCCAAAATTGTATGCAGATCGTCAGCCGGCCGACCAGCGGAGCCGCGGGCACGGCCTCTGTCGATGCCGGCGGAGTGATCGGTGACATCGGCCCCGGCAGACGCGGCCAAGCGTCGTTGATCGGGTAGGTCTGCCCGTCCTGACCCAGATGCCGCACCCGTACCTTCGTGTCGACAAACACCGGTATTCCGTGGCGACGGCAAAGTTGGTCGCACCAAAAGTCCTCGGGCAGCCAACGCATCTTGCCGTCTACGTTTACGACGCCCATCTGAAAAATTCCCCATTCCGGGGCCGCCGAATCGTCACAGACGTAGGCCAGACCTGGTTCGGCGCGGATCAGCTTCTCGAATACGCTCCGGTGATAGACTTTGCCGGCGCCCGTGCCCAGCTCCGGCACTCGCAGCAGGCCCGTCGCGTCGATCTCCGCCTCTCTGTACGCATTTAGGACCCAATGCGGGTTTTCCTCGTCCTTGGTCGTGTAAAGCCCGCCGACGACCATCAGCCGGCGAGACAACAGATCGACGACATCTTGAGCCGTCAGCAGAACGTCATCGTCGTTCCAGACCAACCACTTCCACGGACCTCGCAGGAAGGACGCGATGATCTTGTTTCGTCCGCGCGCTACATTCCCGCCGCCAAAAGTCATCATCTCGAACACCCAAGGCAAGTCCGGACTGTTCGCCAGATCCGCCAGAAGCTTCTGCGCATGTTCCGGCACGTCCTGACCCGCATTCTTCGGGTCGAACCGGCGCAATGGCATTGCGATCAATACTTGGGTCTTTGGTTTTTCGTTCATCGCTAGATTTCACTGGCCATCCCCGACCGCACCTTTTTCGTCGGTGCCTTACCTTGCACGTAGCAGAGATCGATCCACCACTCCCGCTCGTCGTTCGTCAGTAGGTCCCAGCATTGCAGGACGTCCACCGATCTGCCGTGCAGTTTGTGCCATGACTCGTAGACTTCGCGCGCCGACATCGGAACTTTCATAATATGGCGAGTATCGAAGGTTCTTCGATCAGGAGCATCCGCTGTCCGCCGATAGCTATTTTTACGCTGCGATCCTTCGGCACGAGCACGCGGTCCGATGCATTCACCTGAGCGTCCGCACCAGCATGGAGCACCCGGGCCTCAAAATAGGGCGCCCTCATGTCTTCCGGTAGGAGAATCGGACCAACATATTTCTGATCGATGCGCTCCAGCAGCACTCGATCAGCCGGCGGGATCCAGCAATTGACGCCCTTCACCGCCGCAATATCCCGCTCACGACCTATGCGGAGCTTCCGGCCATCGGCCTCAACCTCTTCCCCAAAATAATCGCTGACCAGAACCAAGTATGACGGCAGAGCGATCTTCACCGCCGGCCCAGCCGCAACCACCTCGGCCAGAACAAACGCCTGGTTCGCCGTGCTCTTCTTGACATCCGAAACGAAAATCCCGTCGATCACGGCCATGCCGTCGACCGATTGGCCGCGTATGATCTCGACCGCGATGCGGTCCCCGAGTGTTCGGAATAACGGCATCAACGTTTATCCGCCGCCGCCCGTTCAGCCGTCGTCGCCGCTTCAAGCAGCCCGGCCACCCGCCGCTTGACCTCGCCGTTCTTCGCGTGCTGCCCATCCCAGTACGCGACGTAATCGGCATTCGTTTTGTCGTGCATGATCGATTCCGCCATAGACCGATCTGACCGTGTGTTCAGTTCGTTGGCGCCGCCGATGAACTTTGCCTCACCCATCGCCTGACCGACCTGATGCAGCATCATCCGGACCTCCGCGTTTTTCAGCAGCACGTTGTCCGGTTTCATCCCGTATTGCAGGGCCACGCGATTGACCAGGCCGAGCGTCTTGTCGTAGTCCAGACCATCCTTTTGCAGAGCCGCCCGAAACGTGTCGTCTTGGCCCTTGAAAAAGTCGACCGCATACTTCTCCTGATCCTGAATGTTTTCCTTCACCGTAGCCGCCTGCAGCTGCATCAGCTTCGCCGCCACCGCCGGAGGAACATTGCCCTCGTGCATGATCTTAGCCGCCGCCTGCGCATGGCCATCGTTCCACGCCTGTTCCGGCAGGTCATCCGGCCGCCGAAAACCGTAGCCCTCCGGCTTTTCCGGCACGCCGTTGACTGCGCGCATAACCAGGCTGTGCGCAGCAATGTCCTCCGGCGACGCCCCGGCCGGCAGCGGAGCCAGCGCCTTGCGCCCGGCCAACGTCGACAAACTGCCGAGCTTCGTCAGAACGTCATCGATCGACTTCGCGTTCTTCAAGTCACCCGACGCCAAGCCCTTCAGGTTCTCCGGCAACCTCGCATATGACTCCGCATTCAGCGAGCCGTCGTCCTTGACCCAGCCCTTAAACCAGGGTTCCGCCGCCACCGTAGCCCCGGGAGCGACAGCAGCGCCCGGCACAGCAGGCGCCCCACCGGCCGGCAACAATGCCGCCCCGGCAGAGCCACCGCCAGCAACGCCGGCATCAGAACTCATTAGCGAGAAAGAAGATTTATTCATTGGTTAGTTTAGTTGGTGAAGTTTGATTTTTGCCATCCGCCGCTGCTCCCGCTCATCCTCCTTGGCGACCACTCCGCGTAGGCTGTCTCCGACGACATAGCCGGAGATCAGCCCGAGAACCAGACCGAGCGACAGACAGAAGCATTCGGCGACGGTCATCAGTCGGCATCCTCGTCCTTGACCGACTTCGCGTTCTTCCGGCGGCCGGCCGGCTTTTCATCGTCCGCCTCGTCCGCCTCGTCGGCCTCGCCTGCCCCGGCCGGAATCGGTTCTTCATCCTCTGTTTCCTCATCACCATCCGAACCGAGAACCTCCTTGGTCGTGAACGTCATGCACGACTGCCGGGTAGCCAGTATTCCGTCCTCAACCTCAAGGTAGGTCGAGCCCAGCGCGTCCTTGCCGTCCCCGAAAAGCTTCAGCGCCTTGCCCGTGTCCGGGAGCAGAAGCCCTTGCTCCAGGCGCGCGCAATTCGCGGTCCGCGGCTCCCCATTGCTGTCCAACAACACGCCATAGCGCGCGTACGCCGCTTGCGGCCGCCACTTGAACATCCAGCGCACGAACGCCGGGGTCTTGTCCCCAAGCATCTTGTCTTTCTTCGGAGGCAGCGGCTCGCCCTTGCGGATCTTGTCGAACGGCCGGCCGGCAATAGCGTAGCCTTTGACGGCGTGCCCGGTCAGCTCGCCCGTCATCGCGTCCTCCATCACCGCCCGGACGATCTGCGTCCGATATTTTTGATCGATGGCGAAGCCCTCCATCGTCAGAACGCCAGTATCGTCGTCGTACTTGGCCAGGACCGCCGACTTCCCTTTTTTGTTGTGGTGGACCTCACCGTTGTCGCGCAGCTCGAACTGTGCTTTCTTGGTCTCCAAGGTAGATTCGTCACTCATGTTTTAGTTGGGTTGGGTTTTGGGTTTGTATTCAGGAAAAATCATCGCGTTATCTTCCGCTTTTTTTCGTCCCCGATCTTCGCCGCGTTTCGTAACTGCCTGCTGATGATCAGGTATTGGGTCTGCGCCCCGTCGATGTGCGCAGCACGGAGCGCATCATACTGCCCGATCGTGTCTTTCTGGAAGACCGGCTTGTCACGGCCGCAGCATTCGCGCAGGTGCTCCATCACGAGCCGCTGATCCGACGAGCGGCGGGACGATTGCCCGAACACGCCGGCGAACGCCATGGCCATTCGCCGCCCATTCTTCGCCGGGTCGGGCAAAGCCGCGGCTTCGGCGCCTGGTCTTGGGGGTTGAGCATTCACGGCGTTAACGCATGAGCACCATCGTCAGCACGGCACCGACCAGCCCCGCGCACAAAACATATGGCCAAAAAAGCTTATCACGCTTCCGTAGATTCTCCCGAATTCGCAGCATCTCCATTATCATGTCGGCGACCTCTTGCTCGAGCTCGTCGTTTTCCGCGCGCGCTCGGACGAATCGATCCTCCGCCTGGTCACGCTGCGACTGCAGAGCACGCATCGACGTCTCGTCGCACGGCCGGCCTTCGTTTATATCGCTCATTGCCAGTAAAGACTTCCTCTCATCGCATATCCGCAAGAATAATCACTAGCTCCCGGTGAACTGCTCGACAACCGCATCTTGCAGCGGTTTGGGCGCCTTGCCGATGTCCGCCGCCGATGCGCTCATGCGCTGCGCCAGGTCAGCCGCCTGCTGTTGCGCCTGCACCTGCTGACGCGCTTCCCGCATTTTCTTCATCCGCCGGGTCGGCATGATCAGCTCCGACGGCATACTGTAATCACGCGCGAGCGTCCGGGCGATACCATCGACGTCAAAATTATCCCAGATTTCCGGCTTTTGCTCCGCCATCGGCTGAATCACCGACAGCGTGTTGATTATGCCCTGAGCCTGTTGAGCCTTCAGCGCCAAACTGATGCGCGACGTAATCGCGATTACCGGCATAGCCAGTTCGAGCCGCCGACCGCCGTCCACCGGGACCAGCAACGAGGCCGGAGGCTGACCGAACTTGCCCTGTCGGAAGAGCAGCCCGAAGACCCGCATCAGCATAGGGTTCATGAATTCGGTCACCCGACGATCGAAAACCGGAGTGAACTGCTCCAGCTTTTCGCCGAGGCGCTGGGCGATCTCATACGCCGTCATCTTTTTGTCCGCGAGCTGGCCCAACATGGAGAACATGTCGACGTAGAACGCCCTATTTATGGCGTCCGCCTTCCGCTGCATGTTTTCTTCCGCGGCTCGGTCATCGCCGACTGTCATCCACTCCTTCGGCGTCACACCGCGCGCCATGTCATCGGCCGCGACTATGGTTTCTCCGCCGGCCCGCAGATCAATGTCGCCGTCCAGGCTGTCGGGAATGATGAAGCGCGGATATGCCTTCAGCTCCGCCAGGGCGTCGCGATACTGTGAGACATAATTTATCTGCCGGGCCTCGGGGAGCACGAGGTAAGCCGGCGAATAACCCCAGCAAGTCGGAGCTCCCCAGGACTTGAACCGCGAACACAGATAAGGCATTTCGTCGTACCCACCGACCTCAACCACTTTCTTTTCCTCCACGGCGATGTACACCGACGCGATCGGCTTGGCCTCCGCCGTTTTCAGCCCACCGTCCTGCAACTTTTTCGAGTCCTCGCGCGGGAAGCAGGCGTGCAAAAACTTCCACTTCCGCGATAGCATAGCCGTTGTCGCATATGCCTTCGCGATCATCGGCCCGACATTCGACAGGCCAAACTGCTGCACCGCTTGGCGCGTAGTCAGCTCAAATTCGCGGTGAACCGAATCGACAATACCCTCGTCGTCCTCCTCGATCGTTAGGAACCACGGCTTAAACTGCCGAAAATTAAGGGCCGTCCGCTTGCCCTCCTCAACAAACATCATTCCGGTCCCGAACACACCGATCTGGTCGTAGTCGATATTGACCTGGCCGTAGAAATTCGACCTGGCGATCTCCCGCCGCGCAATAGTGCTGACCTGCGACAGCCAGAGCACCGCTTCATCCTTGTCGTCTTCGCGACCGGGCGCACCCAGAAATTCAGGCACCTCGTACTCGAACCATACCTCGTTCGAGGGCGTCAGCCAGTTGCGCTGGCCGGCCGACAAAA